GTCGAATCTCTCGACGCTTTAATTGAATCTCCTACATTCAACGAAAATACACTGCGCCGGCCATCTGATCCACCTTCAAAACTTCCGCGTAATGTCTTTTCACGCTCGTAGACCCGAAAAAACTGTCCCGCGCACCTAATCGCCGACTTCGAAGCACTCTGGCGCCAAATTGACGAAACAGAATTTTTAGTTCAATAGTATGATCTCGATCACGACAAGCGTAAAACGCCTTTACGCGACGAACTTTTAAAACGCTTCTCTGAAGTTGAGCTTCAAAGTCTGGCTTAGAAGGCCCGCCAACTAAGCCCCTACCATTATCTCAAACTAAAACGTGAACTCGTCGACTTACGCACCCAACAATACATCCTCAAAGATTCGTATTCATCTACAATGCTTTCAAATCCCACTCCAAACTTTGAAGTCCAAGAACCTCCAAGTTTTGGAGATGAGATTACATTGCGCCCGCTCAACATCACCTATGATCCCGATCTCTTTTCAAAAATCTGGCGCAATGATCGCTTCCCGCAACCAGACGATTTCACCGACTCAGACCTCCAAAAGCTTTCAAAGCTTTTATGGCGCAAAGACACTGAACGTTTCTACTTTGACTTTTGTAATCGAGATCATCTCTACACTTTTTTCAACATTTACGATTCTCTCGAAGCTGCGCCCGACTCATCCTCCAATTACGACATCTTTAAACGTATTCTCCACTCTTATTTAAGTCTCGCGCCCTTAGAGCCATTACATCGCGAAATTTTAAATCTCAAAATCAAAAAAGAATCAAACCAACTCATCGCTGACAAAATCAATTCCTAGTTTGGCCGCAAATACTCCCCAAACTACATCTCAACTCTTTATGTTTAGAAATGCCTGCAAGGCATTTGTGATACCGCCGCACTTCACAAACAAATTATTGAAAATTTATTCTTTCCCGAGAACTTCAAAACTTGTAAAGATTGCGGCCGAGTCTTACTTTTAAATGAGACCAATTTTGTCAGAAGATAGAGATCAAATGACGGATTTTCTCCACGTTGTAAAGCTTGCGAGAAGATTAAACGAAAAGGAGGAAAACCTCAATGAGAGCAATTACACTTAATGAAAAGTTTATATTAGAAATTTCTAATATTAAGGCACCGGAGCTATTCTTAGGAGTAGCACGTATTTTAAAAGTTCAACTTATAGATGATAAAAACGTAAGAGATTTTGCAGACATCTATGAAGATGTGCTGAATGCATTTGAAGCAGCTCCCCGCAAACGTAAACGTGAACTTTTAAAGATTTTACATGATGCGAACAATGCGCCGGAGGCTATGGTTAATGGGAATAGAACCAAAAATCCAAAAGAAGTAGAGTCTAACTAAGACTTGCGCGAAGTGTCACATGACAACTTCTACTGATGATTTCGCGCCAACTCATTCAATCTTTTATCCAGATCATTTCCTTCCCATCTGCAACAGCTGTGTAGATGAGTATTTAAAAGATAATAATTATTCATGGGATGCAATCGACAAACTTTGTTAGTGGGCTGACATCCCATTTATCGTAAAAGAGTGGGTTAGAATCCAAGATTTGAATGATACTCAGAGTATATGGCCCGTTTACTCTAAAGTATTTGCGGCCGAAGCATATCGAAACCTGGGATGGGCAGACTATAATAAGCAATATATAGCACTGCGCGAAGCCGGACTAATCGAAGATGAAATCCCACTCGTAAATGATTAGTACGTTCAAGAACTTTAGAGTATATGGGGCGCTAATTATGAAAAATCAGAATTAGAGTACCTTGAAGACCTTTACAAAGGTGTATTGGCTACCCAAAATGTGTCGGGATCACTACAAGAAGACCAAGCACGTAAAATTTGTAAGTTATCCCTTGAAATTGATAGTAGAATAAGAGCTGGTGATAAAGAAGTTGATAAGTTTTTGGCTTCTTATGACAAACTTATCAAAGCTGCGGAATTTACACCTAAGAATACTAAAAATGCAGCCGACTTTGATTCATTTGCGGAAGTTGGTATGTGGCTTGAGAAAAGAGGTCGTCAAAACAAGTTCTATGACGGTACTACTCGTGATATAATTGACGAGTCAATTAAAAATATTGAAGCATATAACCAAAGACTTTATATTAATGAAGGTGGCATTGGCGATGAAATTACAAAACGTATCGAAGCACTAAAAAATGCGACCAAATTTGAAGAAAGTTCGAATATTTATGATATTCAACCAGAGTTTGATGTTGATGAATATGAGAATGAAGTCTATGGAAAGTATGAAGAAGACGAATTTGATCCGACAGGAGGTATGGGCGTGTAATGGAACAAGAAATGATTACATTGCGCGACCCTACCAAAACTCGGTTTAACCGATAGGAAAAAATATATAGAGATAATATTGAATTAGAAAAAGGTGTTGTTATAAGTGAAAATTGGTTAAGGAAAAATGAAGAGTTGTTATATGATTGCTGGTGTCTATACGCGGCCTATCCGGATATATATTTGGATATGATAAAACCAGTTAATTCTAACTTCGATCTTTTTCCGTACTAGCGAATTTTCTTAAGAGCTTGTATGAGATATACTACCTTGTATATTACTGCGGCCCGTGCTACGTCGAAAACATTCTTATCTATTCTTGCAAAGTATTTATAGTGTATATTTATTCCTGGACATGTCGGATCGATCGTTGCGCCGAACAAATCGCAGGCTGCGAAAATCTCCCAATAGAAAATAAAAGAAATTTGGAAGATTTGGCCTTTATTAAAGAATGAACTTGAATATTCTGCTTCATCAAGTGATGGAGTAAGAGCTAATTTTGGTAAGGATTATTGTGATCTCTATTTTAAGAATGGCTCACGTCTCTCCATCGTTGGCGCGCTGGACTCGGATCGTGGTATCCGTACACACGCAACTCTTATTGATGAAGTGCGCGACCAAGACGGCGACGCAATTGCAGAAATCATTCTGCCGCAGATGAACGTATCCCGTCGTATGGTCAATGGACTTGTAAATCCTTACGAAAAAATCAATACACAAGTTATTTATGCGACTAGTGCGGGCACTAAGTCGTCTTTTGCTTACGAAGCACTTATAGATACGTTTGAAAAAGCAATTATAGACCCCGAACATAATTTCTGTATTGGTCTTGATTATAGAATTCCAGCTATGCACGGATTAATTGATAATAATTATGTCCGTAACCTAAAATTGTCTCCGTCTTATAATGAGCAAACATTCGCGGCCGAGTATATGGGTACATGGTTGGGTGGTAGCGAAGAAAGTTGGTTTGACTTTGAAAAAATTTCTCGTTATCGAAAACTAAAAAATCCAGAATGGAAGCAAAAATTTAGAGAAGATCCTAATGTGTTCTACTTAATATCAGTGGACGTAGGTCGTCTTTCTGACCAAACTGTTGCTTGTGTATGGCGCGTTAATATTCGTGAGAGCAAAATGTTTTCAACACTTGTTTATATTGAAGTTCTCGGGCGCCAAGCTGAAACAAAACAATTTAGTTAGCAGGCAATTGATTTAAAGCGTCTCATTTAGCTTTATGATCCAAGAGAAGTCGTAATTGACTGTAATGGATTGGGCGTTGGTCTTGCGGACGAAATGATCCGGCCATAGATAGATGATTAGGGAATTGAATGGCCAGCCTATGGATTTTTTAATAATGATGATTATAAGAAAATTCAACCTAAAGACATTCCACTAATTCTTTACTCATTAAAAGCAAATGGACCTTTAAACTCCAAAATTCATTCTAATGCGTATACCCGTTTAAATAGTGGCCTAGTAAGATTCCTTATTACCGAACAAGAAGCGCGTGCTGCGCTAATGGCTACTAAGACGGGTTCGCATATGAGTTTTGAAAAACGAGTTCGGCGTTTAATGCCACACGAACTCACCACTAAATTATTTGAAGAGATGGCTAACCTTCGACTTAAACGAACAGGTTTAGATATAGTTCTTGAATAGATCAACTCTCGTTTTCCAAAAGATAAATATTCGGCTTTTGCTTATGGCCAATGGCGGATTAAAGAACTCGAAGAAGAGATGTTTAAGAAAAATAAGCGTAAAGCTGCTCTTGGGTCAAGAAGCCTAATATTTTTTACTGGAGGGAAGTAAATTAAATGAAAGAACGATCAGTTGATTTAACTGCCTTCAAAAAAATACAAGAGGAAATAATCGCGGCAAATGAACAAGCTTGGGAACGCTGGTTTTCAGCAGAACGCGCTTGGCGTCATGCAGCACGCGAGTACAAACCAGAAGAGATTGAAAAAATTATTAATTCTGGAAGTATCGAAGAATAGCAAAAGTTATCCCGTGATTTCTTTGAGCATAAGGGTCTTTACAGACGAATCATTTTTTATTATGCTACTTTGTTAACCTACTAGGGATTATTAATCCCAAATCCAGGTTTTGGTAAAAAACTCTCCACTCCACACATTGCCAAAAGGTATCACAATGCAATTGATTACGTTGATAGACTTAATTTGCAAGAAGTATTGACACGGGTTACTTTAAAAGCCTTAATAGATGGATGTTATTATGGTGTTATCAATACTTTAACAAAAGATGAATTTGTTATGTTTGATCTACCCACAAAATACTGCCGCTCAAGATTCAAAGATTTCCATGGAAATGATATTGTTGAATTTAATGTGACATATTTTAACACCATAGACGATCCCGACTTACGGAAAGTTGCTTTATCTACTTATCCTGAAATAGTGCGCAAGCATTATAACAAGTATATAAAAGCAGGAAGTGACTTGACGGCTTGGGTAAGATTACCAGCTGAGATCGGAATTTGCTTTTCATTTTTCGAATTATGTGGACCACTTTTCTTGGATGTAATTCCGGCCACGATTCAGTATGAAGATGCCGTTGATACAGAGCGCGAGCGCGAACTTGAAGAAATTCGCAAGATTATCGTTCAGAAAATCCCGCACTTAGCCGATGGACAACTTCTATTTGAGCCAGATGAAGCTTTAGAAATGCATCGTGGCGCAGTCAATATGATGCACGGTAATAAGAATTTGTCAATTCTGACAACTTATGCTGACGTGGATGCAATTGTATCAAACACGACTGCGGAAAATGTGTCAGCTTCATTAGAAAAAATGTTGCAAAACGTCTATTCTGAAGCAGGCGCTAGTACTCAGATTTTTTCGCCCACAGGAAGTTAGGCATTAGAAACGTCTATCAGAAATGATACGGCGTTAATGATGGTTTTAGGTACAAAATACTCAAGATTTATAAGTTTTATTATCAATTCACTATTTGCAAATTCTAATATTACTTTTAAATACACGATTTTACCTATTACTTATTATAATCAAAGCGATTATATTAAAGATAGTTTCAAACTTGCCCAAAGTGGTTACAGTTTTCTTATTCCAGCATTGGCAAGTGGACTTAGTTAGAGAGAACTTTCCAACGTTAAAGAATTAGAAAATGATCTATTAGAACTTCATACGAAATTGTTACCGCTATCATCTTCTTATACTCAGTCTGGCACTGGTGATGTGGGCAGACCACCGCTAGCTAATGAAGATAAAGCATTAAAGACAATTTAGAATGAAGAGTCGCTTGATCATTAGGGAGGCTCTGATGAGTAAATCTGAATTTGAGTTTCCGATTAGTATTTATGGGTAGATTACAGTCTATAATGATGTTCTATCAAAAGCTCGTTGCCGCATTTTCTATAAAGGCGCGAATCGCAATGGTACATTTATTACCGACGAATTTGCAAATGAGTTAATTTCAACCTTACACTATGTACCGATTAAAGGTATATATGTTGGTGATGATTTTAGTGATCACGGCCAATCGCGCGAAGATGGTTAGATTTATGGTATTGTACCGGAATCTAATAATTTTGCGTGGGAGCAACACTTGGACGAAGATGGTGTTGAGCGTACATACGCTTGCACCGACGTTTTACTTTTTACTTCATTATATCCCGAAGCGTCACAAATTGTTGGTAAAGGCCAATCTATGGAGCTGTATGAGCCATCATTACAGTACCATACCGCTATCCTGTAGGGTTAGAGATATATTATCTTTGAGCATGGTAGTTTCTTAGGCTTACAAGTTCTTGGTGATAATGTAGAACCTTGTTTTGAAGGAGCATCTTTCTTCTCATTACAAGAATCTATTCGTAGTACGATTCAAAAGATCAAAGAATTTACTATGTTAAGTGAGGAATCGGAAATGTCACAAATTAATTTTAAACTTTCTGATGACCAGAAATATCGTGCGCTTTGGATGTTATTAAATCCGAATTACTGCGAAGAGGGTAATTGGACTTGTGAATATTCGATCTGTGAAGTGTTTGACGAATATGCACTTGTGGTCTCTCTTGAAACTGGAAATTATGAAAGAGTTTATTATGTAAAGAATGATGAACTTGATAGTGTTGAACTTGGTGATCGCATTCAAGTTTATGTCATTGATGTTACAGAAAACGAAAAAAACACTTTAGATACATTACGCAAGTTAAATGGCGATACTTATGAATTAGTATCTGAAAATTTAACAAATGCCGAGCAAAATGCAGAAAATTGTGAAAGTTATAGCGCCAAAATTGACGAGATGACTGAAACTATTGCTACTTTAAATACGGAAGCGGAAGCTGGAACAGAAAAATATACTGCCCTTGAAGGTCAGTATAACGATCTGAACACCCAGTATTCAGCTCTTGTCGAAGAAAATAACTCTTTGAAAGATTATAAGCACAACGTCGAGACGCAGCACAAGGAAGCTGTTATTGCAGAGTATGCTGACAAGCTTTCCGAGGAAGTCATTAATACTTATAAAGCAAAGCTTGATGAGTATACTGTCGAAGATCTTGATATGCATCTTGCTTATGAACTGAAAAAGAGTGGCGCGGCATTCACTCAGCCTGCTGCTGGGTACGTATTAAAAGACACACAAAAGTCTGGTGTCGAAGAAATTTTATCTCGTTATAAGAAATAATGGAGGAATAAAATAATGGCAAGACTGCAAATTGATGGATATGGCCAGATTGAAATTAACAACTGTGCTTTCCGTCGTGACGGTCGTATCGAAGCCCAGTGTGCTCCTGATACCACAGACTTCGCTACTGCGAAGCTTGAAAACGGTATGCTGCTTGCTGTCGATGCTGCGAACCGCACAATTAAGTTCGCTGTCGATAGCTCTCTGCCGATCGCTTTAAATTACAGTGCTGAGCATATGTATGATGAACGCAAGCCTGGTTTAAAGAATTTCTATCTCAATGGGACAGATGACTTCTTCCCACGTCTCGGATATCTGTCTGTAGGCGATAAGTTCACCACAAACTGCGTGAGCTATGGTACTGCTTATGACAGTGATGCTGCGTTTGAATCCGCGCTTGCGTCTTATAAGACCAACAAGCTGTATGGTGGCGCTAGCTCCGATGGTACAATTTTAGTTGGTTCCAGCAAGCCTTCATTTGGTCCTGTTCTGGAAGTTATTGAAAAGACAACGATGCCTGACGGCAAACTTGGTATCAAGTTCCGTTGCATCGCAGAATAATTGAGGAGGGCAGATTATTATGACTATTAGTGAATTAAAAGAGATCGCCCTTCACGCTGCTAAGGGCACGGTTCCTGCTTGCTTTGCAAATCAGGACGTTGATGTTAATGCTGCTTTTGTCGATGGTTTACGTGAACTTGCTGGCTCTGTTAACCAGTTCATGAAGAACCGTTATGACATTTATGAAATTATGATCGAGACCATCGATCAGGTTATGCCGAAGAACGTTATCGCCGCTCTGTCTCCGTTCGCGGAAGTTCAGGTTGTTGGCCAGGGTCAGAAGGCTCTGTTCAAAGTTAAGACTGGCAAGGCTCGTGCGAAGAAGTTCCTGACTCAGGTTGGTCTTTCTGGCGTGTACGAGACATTCCGTCTTGATAGCCGTACATTCGAGCTTTCCGCTCATGCGGTTGGTGGCGGTGCCACAATCGACTTCGAGCGCATGCTTGATGGTGCTGAATCCCTTGCCGAAGTTATGGATATCATGACCCAGGGTCTGACAGATGCTGTTTTCGTCGAAGTCCAGCGCGCTCTTCGTGCTGCTTACGATGCTGCTGATCGTCCTGCTGCAAATAAGGCTACATCTAATCACTTTAGTGCTGATAAGATGGTTAAGCTGATGAGCGTTGTTCGTGCGTATGGTAATCCTGTTATCTTTGCGCCGCCTGAGTTCATCGCTGACATGGGCGCTGATGCTATCGTTCCTGTGACCGTTGGTTCTAGTGAGAACTACGGCGGTGTCGCTGGTGTTTACTCACCAGATGATATCGAGCAGATTCATCGTACCGGCTATATCAACATTTTCCGTGGTGCTCCGATCGTTCAGATCCCGCAGTCCTTTACGGATGAAAATAATAACACCACTTATGTTGATCCACAGCTTGCTTACATCCTTCCGTCTACTGGCGAAAAGGTTGTCAAGGTTGTGCTTGAAGGTCAGACTCAGATTAATGATTTCAAGAACCGCGATAATTCTCTTGAAGTTTATGCTTACAAGAAAATGGGTTGCGCGATCCTTACACATTATAACTGGGGTGTTTATAAGAACACTGGCGTTGACCAAACATATTACAATCCTTACGAGAATATCTGAGGATAATCATAAGGGGAGAGGGATAGACTCCCTCTCCCTATTTCAATTTAGGAGTTAAAGGAGAATTTTAATGAGTAAAGTTAATATTGTGAATACCATCAATGGTTCGGTTTTCGTAGAAGTTCGTGAAATTCCATTCCGGCATGATTGGGTTGCTCAGGGCGCTAAGTTCGCCGTGGAACACGAAGTACTTGAACAGCTAATGTATGATAAAGGTTTCAAGTATATGATTGATACTGGCATGCTTTATATTGAAGATATGGAAGAGAAAAAAGCTCTTGGTATTGAGCCCGAAGAAGCAACGGAACCAGTTAATATTATTGTTTTAACCGATAAAGAGCGCAGACGTTACATGGTCAATCTTTCTTTAGATGAATTTAGAGACAAGGTTCGGAAATTAAGTTATGAACAAGTTGTTCAGTTAGCTGACTACGCAGTTGCTAATAGACTTGCTGATTTTGATAAGGCAGAATTCTTAAAGGAGATTTGCGGCCGGGATATTATTCAGGCTATTCGTTTGAGCGCACAGAATAAGGAGGCGTAATATGACTTCTTTTGATGTGGTTTATGACGCATTTTTAAGCAAAATCTTAGAAGATGAGTGGGAAGACTGGGATGAGAATGAGCTGCGGCAAGATATGTTTATGCTCTTACAAGCAGCAATAATGCGTTTTAAATTCCCCCGTGTCTCTTTGGAATATACAAAGTGTGGATTTAATGATACACTTACAAATGATGAAATACAAATACTTGCAAGCTACATGAAGTGCGAATGGTTAAATAGAACCATTTTAACATGGGAAAATGTTAAGCCTTTATATGTTGAGCGAGATTTTTCACAAGCAAATTTAATTGATAAATTTAATGCTATGTTGGCGGCCGAACAAGCCAACGCAAGGCGCTTAGAAGCTATTTATTACAGATCGGTAAATAAGAAGCCGTTCGAGTATAGACATTTGGCAGATAAGGTATGAATTTAGTTGAAGAAGGTTATAATAACCGCTTAAAAAATAAATTGTTCGGTTTGCTTTGTGAATTTGAAAAGAATGGAGAGTGGGAATCTTTTCTAGATAGCATTATAATTGAATTAAATGGTATTCCCAAAGAAGAGCAAACCATTAATTATTTAACATTAATGCATAAGATTAGCACTCTACGTTATTTAAAGTATGAGTATTTTAGAAAAACAATTTTTGATTGTATGAATTTAATCTCGTGAGGAGGTGTGAATGAAATACCTCGATATTTATCAACATCGCCTTTCACGGTATGGTAATGACTATCAATCTCGCTTGCAGCGCAAGCGTGAGATTGGATTTTAGTATTATCTTGCAAAAAGTGTCTATCGAATTGAGTTTGACTGGGATGGTGAAACAGAAATTGGTAGTTTTGAAAAATATAAACAAGATGATACAAAAACATTACATTATTTATTAACTAGAGTCGATTTAAATATTCCAAATGGTTCTATTCTTTATTTAGCTGATAAAGACGATGAACCATAGCCTTGGATGGTTTATTATCTTGAACGAATTAAGGCTAGTGGCTATAATCGTTATATCATGTTGAGAATGTCTCATTATCTTACATGGACGGCGCGCGATGGTAAAGAATATCATTCATGGGCTTATTTATATGGGCAAGAAGATAATATGTTAAAAGACGAATTAAAGTCTAGAAGTCGTATGGATACACTATATACAGAAAACTTAAAGTTAAGTTTCTTTGTATTACCAGTAAACCCAATGATTCGAAAAGACGATTATCTTATTGTTGGTGAAAAGCCACTTCAAGAATATTATCGAGTTACTGGTTATGACATACAGTCTTCTGAAGGTGTTGAATACGTTTCTATCGACCCTGTTTATGAATTTGATTTAACTCCGCCGCCAGCGCAAACGGCACAAGATGAGCCAGAAGATTTTTATTGGCTAAATCAAGGGAAGACGGAGGTAATTGATAATGGTCCGTAATTTAGGAGAGTTAGGTATTAACCTTTAGAAAATTATAAATAGATTACAAAGTAATCAAAAACTTTTAAAGTTATTATATTATACAGATAAAGATCCATATGCGGGTGCAGATTTAACTCCGGAACAGATTCAATCTGAAGTGTTTGAGAAGTTAATTAAAATCGTACCACGCGTCGGCCCAAAAGAAACTGCAAAAAGTTTAATCTCGTTGCGTGTAGTGCGCGCGAGTGCCGATAGATCTAATGATGAATTTAATAACTTAACGCTTTGTATAGAGGTATTCGTGCCGCTTACTCAGTGGTTTATCAAGGATTCGAGTTTGCGGCCATTTTGCATTATGGGAGAGATTTTAACAAGTCTTAATCATAAGGTAATAAATGGATTGGGTAGAATGGAGCATATTGGATTTGATTTAAACTTTATCACTGAAGAAATTTCTTGTTATGAAATGACTTTTACTTTGATAGATTATGAATAATTTAGCATTTTACTTCGGTGAACCTGTCGAGTTTAAAAATATCTGTTATGTTTATCCACCCAAAGTTCATGATGTTGCTCTAAATAAAGAGTATTATATTTATACAAAGTTATTAACTTTTTCACAAGAAGAGATAGAAGATGAATTTGTTGAAAAAGGTTTAGATTTAAAAGATTTATTAACACCATTTGAATATCTTTTAAATAATGCTTATCATAATGCACATTTTAAAGCTTTATTAGATAGAACCTTTTATTTCTTCTTGCATGAAAAGGTTAGATATTTATTTGAATAGAAATAGATTTTGATTGGCGAATTAACAGAAGTCAAGTCTGTAGAAGATTTTCGAGTCTTGAAAGAAGAAGATTTTTTTGATTTTCAAAATCTAATTCGTGATTCAATTGGTTAGAAAACAATTGATCCACCTAATCCTAATGAGCATCCGCGCATTAAAGCAATGAAGGCAAAGGCTCGATATCGTGATCGTATCAAAGCTAAAAAAGGATTGGGTTTAAAATTATTATCTACAATTTCATCAATTTGCTGTATGGGTTATGGATTAAATCCACTTAATATTGGAGAGTTAAGCTATGCGGCGATCCCTGTTCTATTGGCGACATACCAAGAGAAAGAAAAGTACGATATTGATATTCGTAGTTTACTGGCAGGCGCAGATAGCAAAAAAGTAAAACCAAAATACTGGATTAGAAATTTAGATGATTAAAAATAAGGAGGCTATTTGAAGAATGGCTAGTATTCTTGATCGTTATGGTATCAAAGAGGTTGCTGACGTTACTTTCTATGAAATCGATAGCAATGGCCAGCCTGGCAAGCCAGTCCTCTACTTAGATACTTTAAAGGTTTCGACGATTGAACAAACCGCAGAAAGCGTTGATGCTCGTGGTGGTAAGGGTAATCCAAAGCTGGTTACTTGGGACTATGGTAAAGAAATCAACGTCACTCTTGAAGATGCTCTGTTCAGTGCGAAGTCGATGAGCATTTCTCTTGGTAATGGTTCAGTTGCAATGGATACCGCTTATGATATTGAGCGTGTTGTCATGGTTCGTTGCACTGAAGCTCAGAAGTTACCGGATTATTTCGTGGCTGATGTGTATGCAAATGGCGGTTCTGAGCGCAAGCGCGTTTGGACAGCCTCTGCTAGTGATATGCCCGATACAGATCAGTATGTTGCACTTGCAAGTTCTGGTTTAACAGTTGAAGCCGTTTGGGACGAAGCTGGTACCACTTCTTATGCATCTTATGCGGCAGCTGCAAGTTCAGCCGTTGCTGGCAATAAGTATTTCGTGAAGTATAAGGCAAAAGCTACATCTCGTACAATCACTATCTCTGGCGATAAGTTCCCTGGAACATATTATGTCACTGGCGATACCTATGCTCGTTCGGATGTTGATGGTAAGGATCAGTTCTTCCAGTTCATTATTCCGAAGGCTAAGCTGACAGCTGAACAGACCATTACTCTGGAAGCTGAAGGTGATCCGTCTGTCTTTAACATGAACCTTACGGTTCTTCGTCCGGAAGACGGCGACATGATGAAGCTTGTGCAGTATGACCTTAATGCCCCGGCGTAATTGTTATAAATAACTAATATTTTTAGTAGGCGGAGGAGGTAAACACTCCTCCGCTTATTCTTTAGGAGATAAAATGGGTAGTGAGTTTAGCTTCAAAGATTTCGAGAACGTGTTAATAAAGTCTACTTATAATATAGAGACTGGAACGCGGACAATTTCTGAAGGTGAAGTAGTTGCGCGTTTTGATAGGATTTAGATTGCTGGACTCCAAGAATTAAAAGAGTATGTTACTGCTCATGGCGGGTATGGCGATCGTGATTTAGTCTATTGGGAAACAACAAAATAGTTAAATTTAACTTTTTCACAAGGTGTGTTCTCTAAAGAATAGTTAAGCGTGATGTTAAATTCAAAACTTATAAATGTTGAGAGCGCGAAAGCAATAGAAATTAGTGAATATGAAGAACTAGAAACCGATGAAAATTGCAAAGTAGTTCTTAAACATTTACCAGTAGATTAGTTATTTGTATATTCGAAGTCAACTGGGCTTCCAATATAGTATACAAGAAATGGAAAAGAAATTACAACAAGTAATAGTTATCAAGAATTAATTATTACATATGTTTATCATTATACAAGTGGAGCAAAGATTTGTAGAATTGGAACGCGGCTTTTAAATGGGTTTGTTAGTTTAGAAGGCCGCACCCGTGTCAAGGATGATGAAACGGGAAAAGTTGTGACGGGAATTATTAAAATTCCTAGACTTAAATTGATGTCGGATTTATCTATAAGACTGGGTACTCAAGCTTCCCCGGTTGTGGGGACATTTAAAGCCTAGGGAATCCCAGTGGGGTCGGGAATGAGTTCTTATGTAAGCGAATTTTGCTTCTTATAGGATGATATAGACAGCGACTTATGATAGAAATTTCGGCATTAATGAAAGTTAATGCCGATTTTTTTATTGGGAGGAAGGAATGGGTAAAGATACTACTATAAAAGCTACAATTGATATTGGAGCAAATATAGGTAGCTTTTAGTCAGAAATTAATAAAATTAAAAATGAACTTAATAGATTAAGTTTGGCGAATGGTCTTCGTGATGAATTTAAATCTATTTTTGCAAGTTTAGAAACAGAAATTAAAAATATTTAGAATAAGACTAGTGGTAAAGAATTAAATATAATTGATGAAAAATCTGTGGCTAAAAGTTTTGATAGAATTGGTAGCTTATGGAATTAGTTAAATAATCGTATTTCTTCTAACAGAGTATAGGGTAAGTTATTAGAAAAAGATTAGCATGCTATTGACAGATTAACTGAAGTTGTTAAATAGTATAATGAAGAGTGGGGAAAATCTGATAGTAAAGTTTCAAAAGCTACTAAAGCATTAAAAGAATAGACCGCAGCTAGCGAAAGAATACAACGAGATATTGCTAAATAGACAGCATTATAGGAACAATTAAATACTAAAGTTAAAAATAATAGATCACCTGAAAAAATTTAGGAAGAAATTGAAAATACTAAATAGTTAATTAAAGAAAAAAAGACGTAGATTGCTTAGCTTGAAAAAGAAAGTAAAATGCGTGTTTAGACCGCTGAAGAATACAAGAAAGCATTTAAAGATAATCACGGTGGAAGTGCACGTGGCTGGAATAGCGCGTATGAAAAAGATAGAAAAAATGGTACTCTTCCTTAGGTTGAAGGTGAGATTAAAGAAACATAGGCTTTAATTGATGCTCGTCAATAGCTAAATGATGAATATAGAAAAAGTGAAGAACTGACTAAGGAACTAAAAAGTGTTAAATCAGATACGACACATTTATAGTAGACATCTACAAAATTAGAAGAATTATAGCAAAAAGCTCTCGCCGCCTCTGAAAATCTTAAAGTGCTTCAAGAGAATTTAAGAAATGCCAAGGGTGATGCTTTAGAAGATATAAAAAATAAATTACGTGCTATTCAAGATGTTAATTTAAAAGATTTCGGTATTGACCCTGATAAATTATAGTCGTTTGAAGAATTATAGGAAAAGATTAATATTATTAAAAATTCAGGAGCTCCTGGTGCAGCAGAAGCTTTAACGACCATAAATAATGCTTTACTTGCTTCAAAGAATGCAAGCCGGGGCGCGATTGATGGTTTTAATTAGACCACAACTGCTATTTAGCATATGTCTTAGACTCAAAAAGAAATTGATTAGCTGCGTTCTCGTATTACTTATTTCTTTTCTATTGGTAATGCTGTTAGATTATTTAGACGTGCGATTCGTTCAGCCGTTTAGACAATTCAAGATTTAGATAAGGTTATGACTGAGACCGCTGTAGTCACTAATTTTTCTGTTGGTGATATGTGGGCTTAGTTACCAGAATATACTAAACGAGCTAATTAGTTGGGTTTAACTATTAAAGATGTTTATCAAGCATCTACGCTTTATTATCAGCAAGGTTTAAAAACAAACGAGGTTATGGCAGTTACAAATGCTACCCTTCGAATGGCTCGTATTGCAGGACTTGAGGCTTCAGATGCGACTGACCGAATGACGAATGCACTTCGTGGCTTCAATATGGAAATTAATGAAACAAATGCAAATAATATTGCCGATGTTTATTCAAAACTTGCTGCTATGTCGGCATCTAATGTTGATGAAATTTCAACTGCTATGACAAAAGTTGCTTCATTGGCTAATTCTGCGAATATGTCTTTTGAAAATACAGCAGCATTTTTATCACAAATTATTGAAACCACTCGTGAATCTGCAGAAACAGCAGGTACAGCTCTTAAAACGGTTGTAGCAAGATTTTCTGAGGTTAAAAATTTATATAGTAAAGGTGATTTACTTGGTACTGATGAAGAAGGTGAAGAGATTGATGTTAAT